AAGTAGTATTTGATTATTTTCATTTTCAATTTGTGCTAGTCTTTGTGCGTTAGGGTCATCACTGTTAGCACCTGCTTTTGCTGTATTTTTTTCTTTAGTAATTTTAGCAGGATCTAAAGTTACAGTGCCTTGTTTTGGAGTAGCTCCAGTAACTCTATAATCAATTAATCTTTTTAACGCTTCTGATGAAATATTTGGATTTACTTTCATTGCTTCATCTATGTCTCTTTTAACTTGTACAATTACATCGTCAGACAAATCAGCTAATTTAATATTGTTATTTGCAAGCACACTATCAAGTACATTGTTTGTAGCTTGGCTTTGATTAACAGATTGTTTTGCTGATGTAAGTTTTTTATACAAACTTGATAAAGGTTTTATTATTGCTTTTTCTGCTGCGACTGGTGAAAATAATGCCGCTGGTAATGCTGCTGCAAATTGAGCCCCAGTACCACCACCCATTTCTTCTACCCCTTGCATTGCAACACCTGCCCCTGTTGCTGCTACACCTTGTTTACCAATAGATTCAGTTAATAATTTTTTAGTAGCTTGTCCTGTTGTTGAGGTTGGCATTGCGTATTTTAAAGCACCTGCTGGAGCTGCTACAGAAGTAAGAAATTTACTCGCCTCTCCCACGACTCTTTCTGTTGGTGTTTCTGGATTAGGCAATCCTGCCATATCAGATAGTTTTTTACCAATAGACATTTCAGGTACTCTGTAGTCAGAACCAAGAGCATCAGAAGCCATATTAATACCACCTCTAACTGGTGTTGCTAATAAGTCTAGTATTGAGCCACCACCCTCTAAAGCATATCTTCCTGTTAAACCTACCTGTCTAGCTAATTCATCAGGAATAGACCTTTGTGGTTTTTGTGGTTCTACTTCTTGTGATTTGTTATTGGAAGCATCTTCCATTGAATCATAAATTTTAGTAAGCTCTATAGCATCTTTAGTATTACCTAATTTATCTGCACGTTCTATCATTTTTAAAACATCGTCTTGAGTATCCATTTACTCGCCTTCTCTATATTTTTTAAGTAAAGCCTTTTGTTCTTTAGTTCTTGGTTTTTTTTCTAATGGTGGTTTGTATATACTTAATTCTGCAATTATTTGTTGAATTTCAGTTTCAGCTTTTGGATCTCCATTTACAGCGGCAGCCATAGTTTTTGTAACTAGATCCCTTGTTATTCTTTTATTTATTATTGTTTGTTGATCATCTCCGTATTGTGGAAAGTATTGTGAATCTGCGTTATCAAATTCACTTTGAGCAATTGCTGCTCCAGATTCTTTACGAAGTATTGAGTTAATAAATGTTTTTTTAGCTTGTGATGCTTGTCTATCTTGTGGTGATAAATCGTATTTATTTAATACTGCTGCGGAAGCATCTCCAATTAAATAATAACTTCCAATCACTTCTTTTCTATTTACTGCTAAAGGGTCGTAATTTAATGTTCCATCTTCATTTTCAAGTTGATTAGTAAATATAGCGTTTGCAGCTCCCATTTTTGTTGAATGTTGTTTGTTTTCACCTTGAGAGTCTGTAAGTGGTGTTGGTTTTACTGTGTAACTAGATTCAATTGGTTTTCTTGTAGCTATATTAATTGGTTTTAATCCTTGATTAAATCCTTCTCCTGTTGGCATCATAGCACTAACTACCTTTCCATTAACAAATAATTCTATAGGTGTATTTGTATAATTTGATTTACCAGATGCTTTTGTTATTCCTTTTCTAACAAGCTCAAGAGTTCCATCTGGATTTGTACTAAATACATCTTCATCTAATTTAAATCCCTTATATGTTGGTTTTCTGGATTCTAATAAATTTTGTCTAGCAGACATATAATCTTCATAAGTAGAAAGACCACTAGTATACCTTTTATATAAATTAATTTCTTCAGGACTAACAGTGGTATTAGTTTTTGGTAATTGAGCTTCTGAAACTCCTAATTCTTGAGCCATTGGAGCAGATACACTTTCAAGTCCAAAATTTGGTGATACAGGGTTTGCTGTTGTTGGGACAGTTCTTCCACCCATTACACTAGAGCCAACTCCGTAATCTTGATTTGTTGCATTATTATATGGAGCAACATTAACTTGTTTATTAGGATTTACTAATGAAGAACCTTGTGGTGGTAAAACTCCTTCTCTAAACTTTGTTTCAGCTAATCTTAAATCATTAGCTCTTTTCATTTCTTGCAATTTTTGATTTGTAATTGCATCTGTTGTTAATTGGTCATATGGTCTTTGTGCTGCTTCCATACCTGATAACCCAGCTTTTGCTAGGTAAGGAAAAATGCTTCCATATCCTTGATTTTTAGGTTGTGCTGCATATGACAATCCTGTGTTTAATAAACCTTGAAACATAGATTGTTTTTTAGCTTTAGCTAACATATCTGCATAATTATCACCTCCAAGCAATCCCATATCTGACATTGTTTTTAGGTTTGCATTAGGTGAAGCACCAAACATATTAGTGTTTTTTGGTATTAAATCCATTAAATAGTCTAGGGGATTAGCCATACATTCTTTCCTTGTATAATCTTTCTAATTCATCGGTTGATAATTCATTTCCCTGCACAGTAATTGCTACAGGATTTGCTGGAGTGCTTTGTCTAGGGGTAGACCCTTTACTTGCTACTTGTGGTATATTTATAATTTGCCCTTCAGGAGCTGGGGGATTTAGTGCATCTATAGCTTGGCTTCCTAATTGAGCTGTGCCTACTTTATCCATAAACGACATATTTTCATAGCCATCATCAATAGTTCCTGTAATAGAATCAAAACCATCTTTAATAGCTGTGTTTTCTAACCCATACCCAAGCAATCCTTTTTCACCTGTAAGTGAAGAGTTCATAACTTGATTAGATATAGGTTGACCTAAAAATCCTACATTACCTCCAACACCTGCACCACCTAATGGTGTAAATGGGGATATACTTTCACTAAAGCCACCTGTAGTTAAAGGGTTTACAGAGCCTAAAGCAGCTCCTTCGTACATACCTGCTCCGCCTAATGCACCTACACCGCTACCACCTGCTGCTGCTGAATTTGTCATTAACAAAGGCATTGTGTTAGTTGCTGCCTCGGCTGCTACTGCATTAGTCATACCTGCTGTAGCTGCTTCTGAACCTAATGCACTTCCAAAAGCACCTGTACTAAAACCACCAAAACCTGTTCCTGCTGCTAATCCAATTTTTCCATCTCCACCCATCATTCTATCTGCGGCATAACCTGCTGCCATGTAAGGTATCATTGCCATTATTTTCCTCCTCCACCACTAGAAGTTCCTGTGGATGTAGTATTCATAGGGGTAGGAGCACCATAAGCACCTGATAAATAATTATCTAATTTCATAAATGGTTTATTTTGACCAAATGAGAATCTGTCAATATCTGCTTGTAGGCTTTGTTTATCGTAACCCTCTCTTTGTTGCCCTACATTTAAAAGTTGTTGCATATCTCCATAATCAGCCATAGCCATTTGTGGTGCTGATGCAATAGCAGCATCTTGTCTACCTCTTTCTGTTCCGTAGTTAGCGTAACTTAATTCTGCTGCTCTACTTGTCAGAGCGTTTGCTAAATTTTCTGATGCTGTGCTTTCTAACTCGCCCATAGCACCTGAACCATATCTTCCAGAAGCTGCTGTTCTGCTTCCTATATCTCTTATGGCTTTGTTAAATTCTGTGACAGCAGGTTTAGCTGCACTTGCCATCATATCTGCAAAATATGGATTTCCTGCTGATAGCCTATCACCTCTAACTGTGCTTAACTGTTGTGCTTGAGCAGCTGGAAGTAATGGATTTCCTGCCGTAGCTCTAGCTTCTGTGTTTGTTAAACCTGTATTTGTTTGACCAGACATTGGAACATAGGTATTTCCTGGATAGTATTCTGGACCTGCTTGTTGATAGAGCCGCTGACTTTCACCTAAACCATAAGTTATATATGGCAATATGGCTGGGTCAATATTTTGTGTATTTTCTGACTTTGTAGTAGTACTACCACCACCACCCTTGTATTCACGCAATCCAGTCGTAGGGTTAATAGTGCCTGAACCACCATGAGCTTTTAAAAGGTTAGCTTCCCATGTATTAACATGAGCAAGTTCAGTATCACCCTCTCTACCTAATTTGCCTAAATTTTTGGCTAACCAGTTATATAACCATATTTTTAACTTAATCATTCTATTTTCAACTCCATTAATTGATATTTTTTATTAAATCCGTATAACCTATTCCATAATTTAGTTATACTTTCGTATTTTGTAGACCCTTGTATTGCTGTTCCACCACTTTGCTTAACCCACTTTTTAAACTCTTCCATTCCTGCTTTAGTATTTTTACCACCTATATAAGTAATATAAGCAACTCTGTCATTAGGGTAATTAATCCATTGAACAGTAAATGCTACATAACACTTATCTTCTTTCATTACTAAAAGTAATTGTTGCTGCCCTTGCGTTACTAGAAGTTTTAACTGACCTGCTGTAAATTCATCGTTACCTTTATCTAATGCTCTTTGTAATAATGGTTCTGCTAAATACCAAAACCTTTGCACTTGCTCTGTAGGTACAACATATAATTTCATAATTTTTATCCGACAATGATATAATCATATGTTACATCAGTATTAGATGTATTTCTATGCCCTATAATAAAGCTACCTTTGGCTTTTGTTTTAATATATGTATGGTCTGACTCTGCTGCTGCATTTGCAGTTCTTGAAGATAATACAATAACTGAATCAAATCCTGCTCTTTCATTGCTAACAGTAGTTTCTGTCACTGATGTTGCTAAAGTAAAAGTGCCACTGTTATTAGTTTTGCCATTCATGGCGTTATTAACTATTTCTGCTACTGCTCTAGGGTCACCACCTTGATACGGAAGTGTACGATACATTCTAGGCATTATCTATTGCCTTGCGGTTTTAAATCTACATCTACAGCCATTGCTATTTCCCAGTTACCTGTTGGTTGCACATTAAACCGATGATACCTACCTGCACTCCTTAAACTACATCTGCCCTCTGTAGTTGCTGGAACAAATGCACTAAACTCAATGTTGTCATCTAATTCTCTACGACTTGCTACTGCAACTTGTGCTGTTCCGTTATCTATTTGTGGTCTTGCTAGTGTTGCGACAGAGTTATAACCTACCTCTACATCTGTAGTGATTAGTTGTGGTGTACTAGGTGTACCTGTAAAGGTAACAATTTTATTGCCTTTTGTACCTGCTAGTAAAAATTTGTCTCCAATAAACAATCGTGAATCTAGTGAAGCTGGCATAGAGTCTATATCTGTATAACCAAATATAGAACTTAAACCTTCTAACGATGTAGTTATAGAAGCCATAGTGCCTACAACATCAGATGTAGTTTCTGCTCTTGACCATTTTTGTAGTTCCCAGTTGTATATTAATAACTCTCTATTACCACTAGTGTTAGCAAAATTCCATATTACAAGATTTTTAACAGGGTCTACTGCTGCATTTATTGTTCTTAATTGAGTCATGTCAACTCGGTTAAAAAAGAATCTATCTACTTTTTCTAAACCTATGTTTGTAACAACTTCTCCGTTTGAAGAATACCATCCATCATTTGATAACCAAAAAGACAAGTTACCATAGTTAATAACAGAGTTTCCCTCTAAACATCCTTGCCCGTTAGATATAGTGTCAAATTGCCAGAAAAGTGGGCTGCCAATATAAGAGCATCGTACTATTGACCTTTCTAAAAATATTAAACCAAATTCACCGCCTGTTATTGCTTGAATATTACCGCCATCAGGAATAATTTGAAAATCACTTTGACTTGTAGTACCAGATGTCCAATCAGTTTCATCATTAATATCTGACCATTGTACTTTGTTAGGAAATGCTGGGTTTTGAAAATTAACTGCAAAAACAAAATTACGAACTATTGCAATATCTTTAGGTGCTGATACTGGTGCTCCTGCTAAATCTGCAAATGCTGTTGAGCTACCCAAAGTAAATGCTTGTATTGTGCTAGTCTCATTACAAGCTAAAACAACATCACCAAATTGTTGAAATTTAAATGCATTGCCAAAGTA